AAGGATAAACAATGGCAGAAACAAGATATGCAAAAATTATTGATGAAAAAACGAAAGAAGTTCAAGTTGGCATAGGTTGCCCAGATGAATATTATATTGAGATTGGTATGACACAAATGAAAGTAGAATGTGCGTATGATGGTCTTTGGTATGTTGCGGGTTATGCGCCAGTTGAACCAGAACCACCTGCACCAACAAAAGAAGAACAGGAAAAGGCACGTGCCAATGCTTATGCAAGTGAAATTGACCCACTGCACGCAAGAAAAGCACGCAAAACTATCTTGGGTGAATGGACAGAAGAAGATGAAGCGGAATATGTTGCAAAGGTTAAAGAACTGTCTGCGGAAATTGCGGAACGTTATCCATATCCAACAGACCCTATTGTTGAAGGAGAATAATTATGCCATTGAAAATATATATGCTTGAAGAAGACGGTAAATATAAGGATACGGTTGTGCTGGAATCTGACAAAGAAGCCAGCGCAGCAGTACATCGTTCCATTTATCACTTCCCAGAAGAACCATTTACAAGAGTAAAACCTATCAAAGAACGTGAGGGATACGACAGATATTTTATCAACAACAAATGGGAATACAGAGAAGTATTGCCAGAACCAGAAGGAGAAACAGATGACACAGAAGAATGAAGTGTTTGCTGACATTCCTAATACTCATTATCAGATTGGTTCTTGTGGTAATATTCGTAATAAAAACAACGGCCGGATAAACGTTCCGTTCGATAGAAACAGAACCGGATATATTCGTGCAATACTGTTTGATGGCAACGGCGGCAAGAAAAGATACTTTGTCCACAGATTAGTAGCGCAAGCGTTTATACCAAACCCCGAAAACAAACCGCAGGTAAACCATATTGACGGAGACAAGACTAATAACTGTGTAGAAAATCTTGAATGGGCAACAAGAAGTGAAAATATGCGACACGCATATTATACTCTAAAAAGAGAAATGGGCTTCGCTTTTGGGAAAGGTGGAAGCGATGTTGTATGGAATAAAGGAAAAGATATAAAAACATTAAGACCAGAAATAGGTAAGAAAGTTGCAACAACAAGATTAAAACGATGTTTTTCAAGAAATGTAGATATAATAACATTACACAAAGCAGGTCATAAAGTTAAAGACATAGCAAAACAATATGGTATTTGCACAAGACAAATTCATCATATAATAAAAAGGGGGTATTAAATGAGTAATAATTATGGAACAATTACAGATAAAAACGACCCAAACTTTGGTCGCACCAAAACAAGCGTGTGGAGTCGTTCGATGGGCTATATCCGCCCAGTTGACAACTTCAACATTGGTAAACGTGCTGAATTTGAAGAACGCAACACCTTCAAAGAAAACGTGATTTTTAGAACACTTAATAAACTACTAAAAAAAGGAGCCTAAAATGCCTTGTGGAAAACGCAAAGGCGGAAAGAAATAAATTTCCGTAAAAAAGCAGGTCGCCATACGGTTTTTGTGTGGCGATTTGTTTATTATATATATAAGGAAAAGTAAAATGTTAAGAAAAATTTATGCTATTCAAGAATCAGATTTAAGAATGAACGGTTCTTTGGCTATGAGTGTTCAACGAGTTTTGCCAGTAACACAAGCAGATATTAATACTGCCGCTGCTAATGGCGAATATTGGTCTTATGAAAAAGTTATTGAAGTTACATCACCTTTTGACAACACAAAAGAAAGTGTTATGCGTGTAGTAAAAGTAAATTCTATAACACCAGGACAAAATGTATTGCGTGTTTTGATAGAGAATGATATGGATGCTGTTGTTGGACCTGATTATTCTCCTTTATCTTTGCCAAATGCCGTTGCTGATTCATTAGAATATGTAAAAGCATATGGATTAGTAGAACAATTTGTAGAACCAAGCCCAGATTCACCAACTGGTTTAATCTGTAACAATGGCGGAATTGGTATAGATAGCCACGGAAATATAATTGTGTCTGGTAATCACGAAACAATTAAAGATAGTAAAAATAATACTGTTACTTGCGATATGTTGTTAGGTATGGCTAGCATACGTGATGAACAAGAAATATTGACAGGTGTTAGGATAAAAAGAATTGGCATTAAAGTTCTTGATGGCACAGAAGATTGGTCTGAACACACAATTCCACTTGGTACTTGGTATGAAGCTGATATATTAGATAATAATATGTATAGCCATTTATTATGTACTCACTTTGTAAATAGACCAGTTGCTATAAATAATAATTCTATATATAAAGGCGCAGGTGAATCTGTATTAAAAATACGTTATGATGACGCAGGTTCTTTAGCTAACTTTAAGCAGTGGTTAGCAACTCAGTATGCTAATGGCACCCCTGTTATCTTAACTTATGCTTTAGAAACACCAACGACAGATACTACATCCCCACAAGTATTAGAAGTTAAAGCAGGTAGCAATTCAATCGAAATTACAGACGCAAGTTTGTCAGAGCTGTTGTTAGAAGCAAAATACAAAAAGACATTATAAGGAGTATATAATGGCAAAAAAAGAAAAAGCACAAGGCATTTGGAATAACCTTTGGGAACAATACAAAGCCGATTGGAAAAAACTTTGGGAAGAATATAAAACAATAATAATTCCTTTTATCGAAGGCACTGCAAAATATATCTGGCAGTTGGTTTATGGTCTTATTGCTTTGGTAGTTAAAGGTTTGTATCAAACTGGCGTTTATTACGTTAAAAAACTGATTGAAATAATTAAACGAGCATAAGATGAACACTTGGCGACTGGTAGAACATATGCACAGTAAAAATATTTTATATGCCTTATGGTCTGCTGGTCTTGCTTTTTTAGCCCCTATTGGTTGGTGGTTAGCTGCGTCTGCTTTTTTTGTTGTTGCCGATTTTATTACAGGACTTTGGGCGGCAAGAGTAAAACGTGAAATGTGGACTAGCAATAAGATGCGCCATTCTATAAGTAAATGCGGGGCTTATCTGTTTGTTATTGTTTGTGCCCGAGTATTTGAATTAACATTACCAACTTTCGTAACTAACTATACCGAAATATCCCGTATCATTACTGCTTGTATTGCTGGAGTTGAGTTTTATAGCGTTCTTGAAAATCTTTATAAGTGCACCGGAAATCGCACATTCTATCTCTTAACACAATTCACACAAAAGAAACTTAAAGAAGTTACAGGAATAGATGATGAAACAAAATAGATGGCGTAAATTATATAGTGCTTCTGCGCAATTTATATGTCCTTATTGTCTAAAACACTTTCCAATTCAATCTGCTACACTCGAACACGAACCACCAAAATCACGGCAAAAAGAACTTGGTCCTAGTAAGACCCTGTTGGCTTGTAAAAAATGCAATAATGAGAAAGGCGCATTGACTGCCGCGGAATACGAGATTTGGAAAAAGACAAAAGATTATCAAACTTGGGCTTTGCTCGAAACAATCAGAAACGGAAACACAAGGAGAATGTAAATGAAAGCATTTAGTTGGGTAGCACCTGCCAAGGCAGGACAAGTAATTAAATTGGCATTATTTAGTGATATTCACTTTGACTCGCCAGATTGTGACAGAGAAACACTGAAAAAGCACCTTGACTATTGCTTAAAAGACGGCAGATACATTCTTATCAACGGTGACTTCTTCGATATGATTATACTGGGCGACCGTAAAAGAGCAACACCGCACCACATCACAAATACCGACAACCAATTAAATGTTAAACTGAACGAAGCATATGAATTTTTGAAACCATACCAGAAAAATATTCTGTTCTTTGGTCGTGGAAATCACGAAGAAAGCATTATGAAATACAATGGGCTTGACGTGTTGGAAATGCTGACAACAATGTTGAATATGGGTTCGGAACACAAGATTTTGTATGGAAATTACACAAACTTTTTAAGATTTACTTTCAAAGAAAAAAACAGAAATGAATATAATTACGACATCTATGCACATCACGGCTGCGGTGGTTCGGCACCAGCGACCAAGGGTATGTTAGATTTTGGTGCATTAGCCAAAGGCATAAATGCAGACTTGATATGGCTTGCCCATAAGCACAACTCTTTGATTGATTACTCTTCGCCAGTTATGCATATAGACCGTAATGGCGATGTGATATTAAAGAACCGTCAATGTATTGAAACACCGTCTTATCAGAAAGGTCGCACCATCGACTACAATGCAAACTTCGCTGAAAGATTTTACAACCACACTGCATTGTCTGGCTTTGGTGAAATAAATTTACGTTGTGCTGGGAGCAAAAAAGGTTACCAGATAATACCAGATATTAAGATAACCACTATACCACAGATAATTATTGGTAAAGCACAGACCGCAGTATTAAAACAAAAAGCAAGATAAAAAAAGCCCAAACGGGCTTTTTTATTTTCCAAGATAGAATCTATTATTTTCGTCTGTAATAAATGTGCCATCTGGCTCAAGACCATCATAAAGTTTTTGCACGAACCGTTCAGCTTCATTTGCAGTCAAAAAAGAGCATTTATAGTTTTGCTGGGCTTTCAAAGGATTCAAAAAATACACATCTCGAATGGTCCACTCAACGATATAACGACCTGTATCCAGCACACGATAGCCGTTCGGCTCCGCCTTATCTTCAATAAAATCTGGGTGATACGAATAGTCAGCCTTGACTAACTTCATTCTTTTGTATTTCATTTTGCTCTCCTTTTTCTTTAAGAAATTCCCTTGCCTTTGTCACGATGTATTTTGCCATATCTTCACGGTCTTTGCAGAACCTTACTCGGCAATGATAATGATACGCATAAGCCAGCAACGATTGTATAACGACATCAAACTTATTTTGCCAGCCGTGGTGAGCACAATAATTATATAAAACCGATGGCGAGCGCTCTATAAGAATATAATTTGCTTCAAAATCACGCATACGTTCCATTTCTTTTAAGAACCGTGTGTGACCATTGATAAGTGTGGATACTGCGTCGCCTATTGCCTTGCGTTCAAAGCACACGCGGTCTTCATAGCCCTGTATGGAATAATCTCCCGTCTTTAACCCTTGGCGGACAACATTGACATCCCGAAAGCCGTCAAACGACAACGGGTTTTGTTCTCTTGAATCTTCGATTATAGTTATTTTGTCATCAGTTGCCATTGTATATCCTTTACATTGTTCGCCAAAGCATCAAGGTCGATTTCTGGGCGGGAGTTTTCAAGTGCTTGCCCCCACTGATTACATTTGCGTTTTTTTGCCCATACAGACGCGTTTTTGAATCCGTTGGTCCACTTAGTCGCCAAGTCTTTCGACAGTGGTTCTGTGAGCGATTTTTGACGGTCTAAACGGCTACGAACAAAGTCGTAATATTCTTTTTTGTTCATAGGACCGAACATATTGGTTTTGCAATAGGCAGTATATGCATCAGTCCAATCTGCTCGGGTCCATTCGCTGTAATCAAGATTTATTATTCGTAAGTTCATCTTGCTTAGTCTTCCAAAATCCACTCTGTAAAGCGAACCTTGAAGTCCATATCTTTTTCACGAGCACGCAACTCGTCACGTTCTTTTACTTGGGCGACAAACAGGTCTGGGCTTTGCATAAATTCGGCTGCATCTAGCCACACAGTCACGTTTTCGAGCCGTTCCCTGATGGTCACCAGTTCTTTTTTATATTTGTTCAGTGCCGCTTGAAGCGTTGCTTTGGTCTTCATCTGTCAAGTCCTGTTGTTTTACGTGTTCACGCCAGTTGGCACCGTATGCATATAAATACACATCTTCGTCTGGGAATTTCCACTTGGACCCGACACGAACCGTGCGGAAGCCCAAGCGACCTTTCTGTGCGTTCAGACGGACACCGCTTTCGCTAACTCCCAGTATTTGTGCAACTTCTTGTGTTGATAATAATCTCATTTGTTTATCCTTTGTTTATTTAGTCAAGGTATATTTATAAGTCCCCCTTGACTATGGGACATCATTAAAAGGCAAATCGTCAATTTCTTCAACAGATTTTGCTTCAGTCTTTTCTTCCAATGCAGGTGCGTCTGGTTCACTTGGTTTTGTCGCCAGCAAGTCCATATATGTTGCCTGCAATAATAATGCGACTTCGGCGACATTGTTGTCAAACAAGTTGATTGTCTGGCGTTGCCATTCGCCGTTTTGGTTCTTGTATGATTTTTGCAAGACGACACTGCGAGATTGGTATGAGTTGCCGTTTTTGTCTTGTTTTGTTTCTTCGAATACTGCGACAGAGAATGCTCCGTTGCGTTTTTTAATGATTGGTGTATTTGACATTTTTATTTTCCTTTGGTTTACACTGTTATTATAACATAGTTCTTTTATTTTGTGGACAACTATTAAAAATTTTTTTATGGGTTGAAAATTCGGTTCATTGACCGTGGTGCGTAAGTTTGCAGGTGGCTCCATCCCTTAGTTTTTTCTGGGTTTTCCATCCATAAACCATATTTTACTA